CGCGAGCAACTGGAGCGGCGACTGAACGAAGTCGAAGAAGAGAGCAAGCGCAGCCGACAGGCGGCGGAGCAGGCAGAGAAAGGCGCGGCCATCCGCACGGAGCTACAACGACTGGGAGTAGCAAAGGTCGACCTGGCATATCGAGCGGTGCACGACGGAGTATTCCGCGCGGAAGACGGGCGGCTCCTGGCGCGCGGCGATGAAGGCGAAGTGCCACTCAAAGAATATTTGAGTAACTTCGTGAGCGAGAATCCGGAGTTTCTGCCGGCGCGGATATCCGGAGGATCTGGCATTACGGCTGCGCACAAAGCGCCGCGGGAAAGCAACGAGAGCGTCGACATAGAAGGGATTCGACCGGGAATGAGTTCCGAACATATGGAGAGGGTGCGGAAAGAGATTCTTCGCGTTGCTTCGCAGAACCTGCGCGGCATATAGGCACGACAGGCAGGAATGCCTGATTTCAAAGGGACCGGCCAAAGAGACTGGTCAACTTAGGAGAATGAATGGCGATAATTACATCAGCTAATGTGGCCAGCGCTATTGTGAAGCTGGTGGCGGCAGACGCTCTGCCAGCCTTGGTCGGGAACCTAGTCATGGGGAACCTGGTCAACCGCGATTATGAACCCGTTTTGGCGCAAGCCGGGGATACGGTGAACATTCCGATTCCCCCGGTGCTGGTAGCCAACAACATAGCGGAAGGCGGACAAGTTCAACCGCAGAACCCGAACTTGGGGAATGCGCAGATTGTGTTGAACACACACGCCGAAGCGACCTTCCAAATTCCGGATGTGACCAAGGTACTGGCCGTTCCGGACTTACTGCAGGTGTACATGCAGCCGGCAGTTGTGGCGATTGCCGAAAGCATCGAGACAAGCCTGCTGAACCTGTTTGCCGTATTCTCGCCAACCCCGCCGGTGGGCACGCCCGGGACACCGCTGGTGGAAGCGGTGATCGACCAGGCGGAGAGCGCACTGTTCACGGCGAAGGTTCCGCCGTCCGAGCCTAAATACTTGGTTGTGGACGCCGCAACATACTCCGCATTGCGGCAGATCGAGCGATTCAGCGAATTCCAGACCGCCGGCGAGGCGGGGCTGCGAGCTTTGATCGACGGCACGGTGGGCAAGATCAAAGACTTCTACGTGATGCGGTCGCAGTACGTTGCGTACACCGGCAGTTCGCCGATGACGACTCACAACATCGCTTTCACCAAACCCGCGATTGGCTTGGTCATCCGCAGACTGCCGCAGCCGCTGTACGGCACGGGTGCGGTGGCGCACTACGCGGAGATGGGGAACTTTGGTATGCGCGTGGTGATGAGTTACCAGCCGAACACACTTGCTCAACAGTTCACGGTGGACGTGCTCTACGGCTGCGCAGTGATCCGCAACAACTTTGGCGTTCAGGTGAATACTTAGCTTGCGGCCGGGCGCAAGCCAGGCGAACAACAAACAACAAGGGGGCCGGGTGTGCCCGGCCCCACATGAGACAACCATGGACCTACAGGTTTATTACAAGAAGATTCGGGCGACGGAGGACAGCCTAAAAGATCCTTCGATAGTACTCGTGAGTCTCGAGACTCCAGATGGCGGCCGGGAAGGAGTTCGCACGGAGGTTCCACGGCGAATTGCCGCGAGGATGATCGTGGAGGGCGCCGCGCGCCTAGCGACAGCCGAAGAGGCGCGCGAGTTCCAAGAGCAGAAGGCAGAGGCGAAGCGGCAAGCGGATCAACTGGCCGCGGCATCCCGGATGCAATTCACCGTCATCTCGCCCACCGAGCTACGCAAGCTGAAGGGCGGCGCACAGCCGGGCAAAGAGTAGGCGGCCTGGACAATGGCGCTATTCACCGACGGCATATCGACGATCCAAGATCTGATGGGTCAGGACTCCTCCGTGCTGGCCACTGCGCAAACGGAGAACATCGACCTCAGTCAGAAACTGACGCTGGCGCAGCAAGAGCTCGGGATCGAACTGACGACCCTTCTGCAGCGAAGCAACACCTACGATTGGCAGTTCTGGCTACAACCGGACCCGCAGTTGAACAACATCGTGGTGACGCCGCCTCTGCAGCTTTGGCACATCTACCAGACCTTGATGCTCGTTTATCAGGACGCTTACTTCAGTCAATTGAACGACCGCTATAAAGGCAAGCGGGACCAATTCCAGCAATTGGCGAAGTGGGCCATGGATAAGCTGATTCAGACCGGGATCGGCATTGTGGCGGACCCGATTCCGCGGGCGGCTCCGCCGCAACTAACGTCTATTCCCGGCGGCCAGGCGGCAACAACCTATTGTGCCAGCGTGTCGTGGCTCAACGTGGAGAACGAGGAAGGGCAGGCCAGTAACCCAGGAAGTCTAACCGTGGAGGCAGGAAATGTCCTGGTGGTTCAGCCGGTGAATCAACCAGCCAACGCGACTGCCTGGAACGTGTACGTGGGGCTGGCGCCTACGGCCATGGCGTTACAGAACATGTCGCCGCTGGCGTTGGATCAAGTGTGGGTTCAGGCAGGGCCAGCATCCACCCTAGGGCAAGCGCCGGGCACCGGGCAGGCGCCAGACTATCTGCGGGCGCTGCCGCGGGTTATCCAGAGGGGCTAACAAATGGCATGGGTAGGCGGCACGGTCAGCGCGCAGGTGGTCACGCTTCTTAACGGCCCGCAGGGACTGAACGCGTGCGTATCAACGCTGGCTCAGGCGGAGAATGTGACTCTTCCACTAGTCGGACAGAATCAGATTCTGACCCAGAACGTACCGGTTGAACTGGCAGAGCGCAGCACTGACGTACAGTATCCCGCGGTCAACGTCTACTGCGAAAAGATCGTAAACCAGCTCAAGGAAAAGTTCCGGAACTTCTCCGGGAAAGCCGTGATGTCGATCGAGGTACGGGTTTCACAGGACAACCTGCAGGGAATCGAGAGTCAACTGCAAACGTATGTCGACGCGGTGACCCAAGTGCTCGATCAAAATCGAGGCGACTGGGGTGAAGGAATGTACTACGCCGGATGTTACGAGGCGGCTCTGGGTCCCGTGAAGCACGGCGGACGAAACTTCATTCAGACAGGAAAGGTTACTTTCGAAGTGGGAGTAAGCGACTAGAGCTATGCCTTCGTACATTTCATCCAATGCCAACCGTTTTTACACGGGATTAGAAACGAGCTACGGAAAGACGCCTGCGATTGCAGCACAGAACCGGTTTCCAGCGGTTAAGCTGACGGCCAAGAACCAGTTGGAAAAGGTCGAGCGGCGTGACAAAACCGGCAGCCGGACGTTCGTCGGAATACCGGCAGGCCTACGGCGCACGACCAGTTTCGACTTGACAACTTATATGACGAGTTGGGGGGGGCAGAGCTCGGGTCCATCTTACGGACCGTTGTTCCAGGCCAGCATGGGCGCAGCTCCAGCGACATATGCGGGAGGGTTAGCCGCAGCGGGTTCCAGCGCCACGTCGCTAAACTTCGCGGCGCCACACGGGCTGGCGGTGGGTCAAGGCGTGTCGTGTAACAGCGAGATCCGGTTTGTGACGGCAATCGTGAGCGCGACCGCCGTGCAGGTGAACGCCCCGTTCTCCAGCGCCCCGGCCGCGGGAACCGAGATCGCTCCGAGCGTCTCCTATTTCCCCGCCACGGAACTGCCAAGCGTGAGCATTTTTGACTACTGGGATCCGACCACCGCACTACAGCGCATTCTTTGCGGGGCAGCGGTAAACCGGATGAGCGTGAAGGTGAATGGCGATTTTCACCAGTTTGAGTTTGAGGGAATGGCGCAAGACCTGATCGACAGTTCGAGCTTCGCGGCAGGAATGGGACAGCTAAGTAAGTTCCCGGTGGAACCGGCCATTGGAGCTTTCGACTACTCCATTGTGCCGGGGAACATGGGAGAGGCGTGGCTGGGCAGCACGCCCGGCCAGTTTTACACCATCACGAGCGGGACATTCCAATTGGACAACGGCCTGGACATGCGGTCCAAGGAATTTGGCACCAATCTGCCGCAGGCAATTGCGCCAGGGCCACGATCTGTGACGGCGGCCTTCAGCCTGTACCAATTGGACGATGCGGCCACACAAGGGCTGTACCAAGCGGCACGACAGCAGTCTCCGATTAGCGTGATGTTTCAACTTGGGCAGCAGACCGGACAACTTGTCGGTGTCTACATGATGAGCGTGGTACCGGTAGTGCCTGACTTCGACGATACCGACAACCGGCTGCAGTGGAAATTCCAGGGATCGAAGGCGCAGGGGACGGCAAACAACGAGATCGTGGTAGCGTTCGGATAGCCTGAGTCGATAGCCAGAATGGATTACACAAGTTTCGAAACAATAGATTCTGCCAAAGCGCCCGGCGTTACTTATACAATCGTCAAGATGTCATTCGGGCGCCGGGTAGAATTGACGCGCCGCATCCGAGAGTTGGCGGCGCGCAGAGAGTTTGCCGAGGCGGGCGACACCGCCAACGAAAAGATGGAGGCCGCGCTGCTGGCGTCGGAGATTGACCGGATCTATCTGCTCTGGGGCTTGAAGGAAGTCACGGGTCTGGAGTTGGACGGGCAGCCTGCGACTCCCGAGTCATTGGCCGCGAGCGGGCCTGAAGAGCTTTTCCGGGAAGCTCTGGCTGCCGTCAAGCAACAGTGTGGCTTGACGGAAGTCGAAAGAAAAAACTGATTGTCGCACTCCATTTTCAATTCTCCAACCAGGCCGGCTGGGAGTGCGCGACTTGCCGTAAAGCCGGCCTGGAGACGAAGCGCCGCTGCGGCTGGATACCGCGCGCGCTAGAGACGCCCGAGCGCGTGGTGTGGGCCAGGAACAATGCGGCGACCACCGTCTGCCCGAAGTCGTTTGTCACGGCACAAAGCATGGCATGGCTCGAGGATTACCTCGTGCGGCGCAAGTTCGGGCAAAGAGGAATCGAGGGCTTAGGGGCACGCGAGGTGGAAGCTTTTCTGATTTTGGAGAACGAGTTGGCAGAAGCGAATGACGGAGCTAACGCGGAACGCCGGAACAGCAGCCCCTCGCCAAGAAGGCGAAATGTCTAGTACGTCACAACAGACGCTACTCGCCGCTTTCAACCAAGCGTCGGGCAGCCCGGCAAGCGGCCAATCGGCTACAACCGAGCAAGGCCTGATCGACGCTCTGGGGCAAGCCGCCCAGGTGATCAATAGCCAGACGCAGGCGACGGCCGCTAACACCGATGCGCTCGCACAAAACAGTCAGGTAAAAAGTTCCGCCAGTTCCGGCGGCGTCGGCGCGGGTGTATCGGATGTTCTCAACACAGCGGGCCAGTTCTTGGGGGGCGGACTTAGCTTCATGCCGCTAGTCTCGCTGTTTTCCAGCTTGCTTGGCGGTGGTCAGTCACAACAACCCGCACCACTAGTGCCTTTCTCACTTCCCCCCTCTCTAAACCTGCAGTCCACAACCAACAACCAAGACGTCGTTTGGGGTGAGAACGGTTTACCACGCGGAGATGTGAGCAGCGGGTCGAATGCCGCCCAACAGATCACCGTCCAGGTACAAGCCCTGGATAGCCAGTCGTTCCTCGATCACAGCGACGACATTGCCCAAGCGGTCCGGCAGGCGATGTTGAACATGAACTCGATAAACGATGTAGTGACGAATCTCTGACGCCATGTTTCCGACGCTAAAGACCGGCGCCGTGATGCAGTATCCGGCAAGAAAGACACTGCAATTCAACACCGACACGATCCGTTTTCTTGACGGCACCGAGCAGCGGTTTCGAGACAACCCTTCGGTGCTGCATCGCTGGACAATCCAACTTGACTTGTTGGACGAATCCGAGCTTGCTGCGTTCGACGAGTTCTTCCTATCGAATCAGGGGAGATTTGGCAGTTTCTCTTTCACCGACCCATGGGACGGGACGGTATATCCGAATTGCAGCCTAGCCACGGACACATTCAGTTTCCAGCTACGCGGTGAGATGCGGGGCAAGGCCACTTTGATCGTCTGCGAAAACAGGAGCTAAGATGTTATACTTCCCACAACTCTCATCGGGTGCGACCGGTCAGTTTCCGATCACAAGACAACGCGCGGCAAGGACCGTGGTAAACCAAAGCTGCCAGGGCTACCAGATCAAGCTGGCCGATCCCGGTGCGGCCATCACGAACTGGCACTTAAGCTTCGAGGAGATGAGCGATGAGGAACTGGCCGCGCTGGAAGCCCTTTTTCAGGCGGTCGGGGGACGGCTGACGCCGTTCACTTTTCTAGATCCCACAGATAATCTGTTAGCTTGGAGCGAGCAGCAGAATCAGGCGGTTTGGCAGGCAGACCCGCTACTGACATTGACGGCGGGCGTGGCAGACCCTTTGGGAGGCACCGCCGCTTATCAGGTCAGTAACCCGACAGCCGCAACGTTGAAACTGCAGCAGACGATCAATGCGCCTGCTTCCTTGGACTATTGCCTCAGCCTCTATGCACGCAGCGACCAGAGCCTGCGGCTGTGGCTGCTGCGCGGA